GTGGACGAAGGCCGGCTGGGATTCGAGTTCGGTGATCTCCTCCGAGAACACCCCGAACTTCCACGGCTCGATGATGGTGCAGGTGGCGTCCTCATGAACGTCGGACCATCCCATTTTCAGGAACATCGAGTCATAGGTCAGGCTGCCTATGATCGCGTCCCCGAAATAGTCGAACAGGCCGGCGTCGCGAAAATCGTTATTGAACGAATCCTGCGCCGCCATGTACTGCTTCACTTCCTCGTCCGAGGCGTTGAGCGGAGCGGAGAGAGAGAACTGCGCGCTGTCGGACGAGTAGAGGAACGATGACACCAGATCGAGATGAGACTCGATTCGGTTGTAGATGATCTCCTGGTCGCCGGTGGAGCCGAACAGGAAGAACTGCCGGCGTCGATCGTACAGCGCCTTGCGATCATCCTTGGAGTTCAGGCAGATGTCGATCACCCAGCGCACGAACTCGGACTGGTCCTTTGGGCTGTCGGGAATGATCATGATCGCTCAGGCGCGCTGCGTAAGAGATGCTCGGCATCGATCAGCTTGACCGGCGTTGGCTTGCCCTCAAACCGCAGGCCCTTGCGGCCGATCCGCACCGTCGTCTCGTTTAAGTCCTCGTCGTATTCGATTTTTATTTTCCGCTTCATGCCTTGTAGGCCGCCTCGACCGCGGTGTTGGAGCGGACGCTCGGGAAGGAGCCGTTAGGCGCAAGCTGGCTGCCCGGCGTGGCCTTGACCTTGTAGTCGATCTTGTTCGCCGTCGGCACGCACTGCGCGCCGGCGGACGGATTGACAGCGGCCGAGAATCCGCCGGCGAAGGTGTGGACGTTGCCGGGATTGGCGGGAGTGGCAGGCGGCAAACGAACTTTCTTTGCCGCCTGTCCCTCCTCCGCCGAATTCATATCGCCGAGCTTGAACATGTCGGCCAGCGCGCGCAGTTCGACGTCGGCGTTCTTGGAATAGCCGCCGATATGTCCCCCGGCAGGCTGCCATTCCACCCTCACGCCTTGGCAGGACGGGCATTCCGGGTTCGGTTCCCAACTATTGAAAACGCCGCCGCAGCGCGCGTTCAAACACCGCCAAGTCCGGATGATGCCGCTCATGGTCGATTGGTATCCAAAGTTGCCCAAAACTTCAACCAGTTGACGAATACTCTTAAAGTGGCGTATGAGGAAAGAAGATTATGGAACATTTTCGTTGATGGATGGTCCCGCCTCACCGCTTGCGCCGCCACCCGATGCTCCGGGCGCGCCCGCCGTGCCGAAATCTCCGGTCGGCGGCCCCGGCGGCCCCGGTGGCTCCCCGATGCTTTCTCCAGGCGGCGGCGCCGGCAACAAGGCCGCCGCGGTGCAGCAGGTGAAAGCCGTGATGCCCGCGATCATGATGGCGATGATGGCCTTCGAGGCCGGCTCCAAGGAACAGCAGGCACTCAACCGCGCGCTCTCCGCGCTCGGCCCGATCTTCGGCAAGGCAGAAGGCACCAATCTGGTCCCGGCGGCCCTTGCCACGATGGCCCAGGCCAACAAACAGGGGCCGCTTAGCGCGGCCCCACCGCCTGGTCTGGTTTCCAACAACTCACCGCCGCCCGGAATGGGCGCACCTCCCGAAGGAGCAGCAGCATGAGCGAAGGTATTCTCAGGCCGAAGGTCCGCGTCGGCAATCTCGCAACTCGCAGGATGGAGGACGGCCAGTTCCGCAACCCGCCGACCTACACCGCGCTCGGCGGCTTCACCTCGGAATCGAAGTGGACCGATCCGGCCGGCAAGCGCTACGGCACCGGCGGCCCGTCGCTGGAAAAGGGTGGGCCGACCGCGCAACGCGGCAAGCCGATCTGAGCTGATCGATGGCCGTCCCCAACCTCGACCCGAACACCCAAGCCGACCTCGCCAGGCTGTTCTTCGAACTGTCGCACGACCCGAAAACCCGCAAGGAAATCGGCAAGCTGGTGAAGAAGGCCAGGCCGGATTCGCCCCACGCGCAGGCGTTCGTGGATGTCGACCTGTCCGACCAGTTCGAGGATTTCAAGGCCAAGCAGGAGGAGCGCGAGCTCGAGCGGCAGAAAAACGAAATGCTGCGCGAGATGAACGCCAAGCGCGCCCGGCTGCTGACCGGCGATCCCGAAGGCGGCGGCCGGCAGTATTCCGAGGACGACGTGAAGGCGATCGAGGCCCTGATGCAGAAAAAGGGCATCTCGGACTACGAGGACGGCGCCACGCTCTATGCCGCGACGCTTCCTCCGGTCGACCCGCGGCCCGGCGAGGAACCGATCCCGCAACACGGCTCAACTTGGGAATTCCCGCGCTGGAGCGATTTCGGCGCCGATCCGGTCAAGGCCAGCCGCAACGAAGCCCATCAAGCCATCACCGAATTGATGAGGAAAAGGTGATGGCGCCGCCGCGCACCAGAAATTTCCCCATCAATGAATGCCTGCATTGCAGCAAACCTTTCCGCGCGTTCATGTGGGAACGTAAGGATTCCGAGCCCTACGTTCAGAAATACTGCGGCGGCGTTTGCCGCAACTTGGCGCGGCCGAAGAAGGTCAAAAAGGATCGGCACGGCTACGTCTATACGTATCGACCGGGCTCAACGAAGAAAAACCGCGTTCAGGTCCAGGAACATCGGCTCGTGATGGAGAAAGTCCTCGGTCGAAAACTGACCAAAGACGAAACGGTGCATCACAAGAACGGCGTGCGCGACGACAACCGACCCGAAAATCTTGAGTTGTGGGCGTCTCGGCACGGCAAGGGACAGCGTGTCAGCGATTTGATTCCGTCCTGGAAATTAGGCGCAATGTACCTTGCGGGGGTGCTGGCCTCGAAGGGCCAAATTGCCGCTAAGTCACTGAAAGGACTATAGAATATGCCCCAGTTCGGTTCCGGAATCGTCCCCGCTTCTGGGGCAATTGCGTCAGAATTAAGTTCTGTCGTACGCAGAGCGTTTATGCCCCGCGTTTATGTTCAGCTCTGGAAATCCGCGCCGCTTATGGCGGCCCTGCTTTCCTCGGCCCAGGTCGCGACCGGCGGTCTCTCCCCGATCACCGCGCCCCTTCAGGGCGCGCCGATGGTGTCGGGCCAGTGGGTCGACTACTCCGGTTCGTTCCAGCAACCCGGCGTTCAGCCCGGCATCCAGAACGCCGAATTCAACCTGAAAGCCTTCGTCTCGACCATCCCGTTCCTGGGCATGGAAGGCCTGGTTCAGCTCGATTATTCCGTGGTGCCGCTGATCGAAGCGCGCATGAACGACTCGACCAACGTCACGATCGACACGTTTGCAACCTCCTTGTTCAACAACGTCGCCAACCAGCAGCAGTTGATCGGCCTGCCCGCGGCGATCGATGACGGCACCTTTGCGGTCTCCTACGGCGGCGTGAACCGGACCACTAACACGTTCTGGAAATCGACCTACGTGCACGGCGCCGGCAACGTCACGCCGACCCGCAACCTGATGCTGCAGTTCATCTCGCAGGTGAGTAAGACGACCGGCGAAATGCCCACCATCGGCATCATGGGGTTCGGCACCTGGACGCTTCTCGCTCAGGATTTCACCTCGCAGGAGCGCTATAATGTTACCCCCGGCAATGCGTTCGGTGCCGACAAGAAAGTGGAATCGCTGTTCCGCGCTCTCGATGTCGCCGGCGTGCCGTTTTATGCGGATCCGTACTGCCCCGAAGGCGTGCTGTACCTCATCAACACCAATTATCTCAGCCTGTTCCTGCATGAGCGGGCGGCATTCTCCTTCACCGGGTTCGAATCGACGCTGCCGAACAATCAGCTCGGCTACATCGGCGCGATCCTGTCCCTGCTCGAGCTGGTCGACGTCAAATGCAAGGCGCACGGCAAGTTCGACGGGCTCGCCTTCCTGAACATCTGAGGTAGCCATGGCCCAATTTCGCGGCGCATTTCCCTTCCCGCTCGCCCAGCCCAACGAGGGCGGCGGCGTCATTTGTCTCGCCGGCGGCGGCGTATGGTACTTCCCGCCCGGCGAGTGGCTGGTGCAGACCAGCACCAATATGGCGGTTGAGTGGTGGGATCCGATCGGACAAATCTGGCGCAATATCGTCAGCAACAGCAACACCGGCGACTACTTCTCGACCGATGGCTGGAATTACCGGCTGATCAATATCACCAGCACCGTCTCGATCGCCAGCTTCACGGCCGGCTCAGGCGGGACCAACGGCATCGGTTTTGCCGCGACCGGCGCGAATGTTTCGGTCGTAGCACCCCTTACGGCTGGCGGCATCACTGCCACCGCTTTCGCCATCGTCGGCGGCTCGGTTCAGGCCCCAACTGTCACGCAGGCTGGCTCAGGCTTCCTCGCAATTCCGCTTGTTGTTATCGATGCTCCGCCTCCGGGCGGCATCCAGGCTACCGCAACGGCTGCCTTGACGGCAGGCGGCGGCATTGCCTCGATCACGATGTCAAACGTCGGTGGCGGCTATGCGACGTCGCCGAACTTCTACCTGATCCCGCAGATGGCCTATTACGGCGGCGGCCCGTCCGGCGGCATCGCTGCTGCCGCATCAAGCCCGCCTCCCGGCCTGGTATTTCCGGCCAACGCCGTGCCCGGCAACCAGAACACTTCCTCAACCGGCGCGCAGCTCACCTCGCTCGCGCTCACCGGCTCGGGAACGCTGACCGGCGTCACCATCGTAAATGCCGGCACGGGCTATACCGCTATC